CGTATCCGTACCCGTGAAATAAGGCAGTTTGTTGGCCCCATTCGCCAGCCCGGCCAGTGCTGTCAAAGTGGCATCCTGCGGCTGCTTAGCTGCCAGCGCGTTCGTCATCGTGGTGGAAAAATTCGCATCATTTCCCAGGGCTGCGGCGAGTTCTTTGAGTGTATCAAGTGCTGCAGGTGAGGCGTTGACCAGTGCAGCAACAGCTGCGTGCACAAACTGCGTGTTCGCCAGCTGTAACGTATTGGTGCCAGGTGCTGCGGTTGGTGCAGTGGGTAAACCGCTCAGTGCAGGGCTGGCCAGCGGTGCTTTGGCAGCAAGGGCAGCCGTCATTGTGGCGGCAAAGTTAGCATCATTGCCGAGTGCTGCGGCCAGCTCGCCCAACGTATCCAGCACACCGGGTGCGGAGTTAATCAGCGAGGCAATCGCCGACAGCACAAACTGGGTGTTCGCCAGTTGCTGGGTATTGGTGCCCGGTGGCGCGGTCGGCGCAGTCGGGACACCACTCAGTGCAGGACTGGCCAGCGGGGCTTTGAGGTTAGTCGCATCCATCACCGTTTTTACCGCTTTTGGGGTGGCGGCCTGCGTTTCTGAGGCGTTATTCGTTGCGCTGTTTAGTTGCGTAAAGCCTTTAGCAGTCAGTGTCGCATCAGGATGGTTACGAGATTTTTCATGTTTATCAATTTCAGAATCGACATAGTCTTGTGTCGCCATCACGGTGGAAGTGTCCATGGTGATGGTGATTGCCGTCACTTCACTGACCGCGATCACCATGCGAATCACCATCTTTCGCCCGGCACCTTCACTTAATGATGGCTTGTAGGTTTCAGCCATATTGCCCACGGCCAGCAATGTACCCGCCGCATCATATAGCGCCATTTCACGCAGCCAGAAACCGCCGGTTTCCGGTGGAATAACCAGTTCAGCAATAATGTTTTTCGGGTCACTGGCATCAATACTGGCTTTGTTGATGGAGGCGCGATGTACCTCATTAACCAGCCTTGTCTGGGCCGGGGTCGGTGTGGGCAAGGTTCCGCCGCCGTCACCCACGGCCATTTTCGCGGTATTGTCCAGCACGATACTGCCGGTGCCCGCCAGCACGGCGGCAATTTTTGCCGCACCGGCGGTGGTGATAATCGTTTTAAATTTCGCCATGATGATAGTTACCCTGGATAAACCGTAATAATGTCGCCGTCATAAATGATGCCACCGGTGTACAGATAACCAGGCACCTCCTGGACGATGTTGATTGAGCAGTGACGACTGACGGGTCTGGCGTCGCTGATGAGTCTGTCCATTTCTGTATTCATATCGGGTGTCATGCCACCGTCAGGCACCCCGATATCCAGTTCGAACGTGCCTGGCGTGGCGTTGTTCTCCCACCATTCGGTGATACCGATAATACGACCGAGAGGACCAACTGCGCTGCGGATAGCAGCGAGCGTGCCTTTACGTCGGTGAATAAAAAAGGCATCGCTGACGGCTTTTCGTTTGACGTTTTCCGCCCAGGCCTCATCCCACCGATCAACTGAAAATGCCCATGCCAGATAGGGCAAAAATTTCACTGGACATTTCCACGGATTCCACAAATCACGCAGCGGCACATTCAGGTCACTGATATCGCTACAGGCCTGTGCCAGCCGACGCTCAAGCGCTGACGACCCCGGCGGTAACAGGCTATTCATCGGTACCACCGATAGTGACGGTGGAGGCGGTGCAGTAAGCTGCTTTTGATTTATCCAGCACCATATCAGCGACCGGCGCGGTCAGCTCCACCCTCTGCACCCCTTCAACATGCAGTGCGCCGTAAATTGCCGATATGCGGATATCACGCCCCAGCCTGGACTGGGCTTTGATGTAAGCCTGTAACCGCTCGATCGCCGCCGCTTTGATGGGTTCGGCTTCCGGCCCCGGATAGAGATAAAGCTTTGCATCAATGGTGTAATTCACGATGGTGGCAGACTGCACCGTCACCCTGTCAGCCACCGGGCGCACACTTTCATCATTTAGCGCTTTATTAACAGCGGCAATCAGCTCCGTGGATGCCGTACCGTCACCTTCCCGCGACAGCACCGTGATGGTGACATTTGCCGGTGTAGGGCTGACAGCAGAGGCATCCGCCACACGGCCATCAGCACTGCGGGCATGGAATTCATAGGCCGCAGATGGCCCCGCAACGCTCAGCCCCTCCATCGCCGCCGGAATGCGCTGGCGTAAATCGCTGTCAGATTCCATCACGGCCGCCACCGGCGGTACCGCGTTCAGGTCCTCTGGCCTAATGACCAGGCGTTGCACATTATTGTTGGCGGCGAGCTGGTCGAGGTCAGACTGCATTGAGTACGCCACCATGACCGCCTGCGCGGCTTCATTGACGCGCTGGCGCAGCAGAATTTCACGGTAGGTATTTTCCTGTAACAGCTTCACCACCGGATCAGATTCCAGCGCCAGTGCGCGGGTGACTGCGGCCTGTTCGTCTGCAGGATAGAGCGCGATAAAGTTCGCTTTACGTTGTGCAAACAGGGCTTCAAAGTCCGGCACATCCACCACCTGCGGTGGCGGGAGTTGAGATAAATCGACAATGCTCACTGGTTTGCTCCCAGCCCGACAGAGAGATTAACCGGCCCGCCATCCACGTGGGTTCCGGTCAGGTCAACCACCATGGAGCCGTCAGTGGCGCTGGTAATATTGATGGTGGTCAGACGGATACGTGTCTCCCAGCGACACAACGCACCATAGGTTGCAGCCATCACCCGCAGGCGGGTTGCCGGGTTCTGCGCCTCATCTATGAGGTCAGGTATCAGCGATCCATATTCACGGCGCATCAACCGACTGCCGACCGGCGTTACCAGAATGTCACGCACCGACTGGCGTACATGGTCAAGCTCAGTAAGGCGCGTACCATCCTGCTGATTCATACCGAGATAACGCATCAGACTGGCCCTCCAGTATTCTCACCGCCTGACTTCACGCCAGTATGTTTATGGTCATCGACCTGAATACCGTTAGACGTCAGGCTACCTCCACTATGTGAAATATCGCCCTTCATCGTTCCCCCTTTTTGCACTTCCAGCGTGCCGGTGATGAGTTTGTTAGTGCAGACCACCTCCGGCGTATCCAGGGTGATCCGTGTTTCGGCTTTTACCAACACTACAGGGACTGTGGCCGTTATAGATTCCGAAGCCGTCACAACGGCTGTTTTAATACCGCTGGCGGTAAGCGCACTGGTTTTCGGTTCGTACTCAATTACTGCACCATCCGGGAATGTGATATGCAATGCGTCGGCAGAGGCTGATGGAGCAGGGTGATCACCAGAGTAAATGGCGGGCAATACAAATGCCGTGGTCAGGTCTCCCGCGATACTCAGCAACAACACCTGTTCATCCACAGATGGCGCCCACCATGTACGTGAACGTCCGGCACGGGAAGTCATCCAGTTCAGCCAGGTGGTTTGCAGCTCTCCCGTCTGCACACGGCATAACCCATCCTTTAAATTCACTTCAAGAACAGTGCCGGTGCGGATCAGATTATTGAGCAGTCGATAAATTTCCGTGATATCAGGTTTCATGGGGATATGCTGCCACGCGCATGGGGCCGGAATGCAGCCCCGGTTATTGTCTGATGGCTCACACAATGGATCAGGTTTTTGTCAGCCACGAAATTATCTGGTATTCGATGTGCTGCATATCGGCCTGGGTGAACCCCAGCAGCTGGCGCGATGGATACTGGACCTCCATATTCGGTCGAATACGGTCTTTAAGACCGTACTGGTGTACCTGCGCGATACGCTGAACCTGCGGGGCAAAGAAAACAGCGGCACCGTCAGCAGAGGCGTTCGTCAGCATGTAACGGCTGGTTCCCAGCTTTTTAAACATGCGGGTTTGTTTGTTCTTTACGCGTGAGCGAATACGGTTTTTTTTCACTTCAATAAAGCGCTGAATATCTCGCTTATAGAATGAGCGTACCGCGCTGCGTTCAATGTCAAATCCCGTCACCATGTCGCCGTGACGTCCCTTACGGAATTGCCAGTTTTTCAGGCTGCGCATCTGATCGCGCCAGAGAAACTTCATGCCCTGCTGGACCGTAATAAAACGGGCTTTACGTTTCGTGAATGGACTGCCGTCGGGGTTCTTCTGGGCGGCGATGCGTTTTAATTGCGTGCGGCGCAGGTCACGGGCTATTTCCTGCGCGAGCTGGCGACGACTACGACCGGAAAGTTTTTCCAGCAACGCAACCAGTTCACGGTCAACGTTCAGTGCATCATTTTGAGGTGAGCCAGTAATCATCACGCAGCTCCGGGTTATCAGGTTCAGGGACTGCGGCAACCACCATATTGTCCCCTGAAGGACTGACCACGACACGTTCTGTCAGCTTCAGGTCGATACTGAGATCGCAGGCGTTGTTATTGAGGATTACCGCTTCAAAAGAAATGCTGCTGTTTCGCAGGTCCGGGTTGGCCATAACGTCCGGTTGGTTGTCTCGCATCCACGCCAGCACAGTAGCCATCATCAGATTCTGATCTCCGGCAAACTCTGTCACCATTACATTCAGGGTGTAGCGATACTCCCATGACAGAGACGGGGCCAGCGTGCTGACCATGTTGCCGTCATCCACAAAAATATGCAGGTGATCTGGGTTTTCACGCAGATGGCTGACGGCTTCAGTCAGTGCGCGACGCAGGGAATCTGGCTTTTTCATGCTGCTGCTCCTGACAGTCCACAATCATATCGATGCGGGCGGCACACTGCGCCCAGGCATCTTCGGCGGTATTTTTTGCCGCCAGTAAATCACTGTTTGTCACCGGCTGGCTGGCTGTCAGGGTGCAGCGCGACACCGCCGGACAGGTAAGCGTGATAACCCTCACTTCCGGTAATGGCGGGGCGCTGTTGCAGCCGGATAACAGCATCAGGCAGACGAGTGTCAGCCCAGCGTTTAACTTCATGATTTTCATTTATCAATTCCTTTAAGCGCTGATCACGACCGGCCACAGCTGCTGCCAGTTTGTCATTCTGCTTTTGCAGAGTAAGCTGCAGACTGTCGTTGGCGCGGGCCATCAGGTCTATAGCCAGAAGCTGACCGTTTTTATCTGACAGTTGCTGCTTCAGTGTGCCAATGGTTTTGGCCTGTTCACCCACGGTGTCTGTTGCCGCATTCAGCTGCCAGCCCAGAAGAGCTGACAGCGCAATGACAACCACCAGTGCTACACTGAGGATACGTGGCATAACGGCTCACCTGACACCATCAGTAGGACCGAGCGCAGGAAACGAAAACCCAGCACCGCTGCCAGATAACACAGCGTGACTGTTAACATGCCTGAATTGATGAGACATGCAGCAACCAGCGCCGTCATTATCACAAACCGAAACTGTTTGCTCAGCCTGATGCGAACATCAAGGCCGAAAGCACGCCGGGTAAGAACTGCAAAACCGGTTTTATTACTATGCAACCACAGGAACTGACACACTGCACCCACGCAGATTAATAACGCACAGATGCCGACACCTAACCATGCCCAGAAGGCCACCACTGTTGTGGCAGCACTTTGCGGATACATAAATCCCAGTAAAATCATCACCAGTAATGAAATATCAAAAATCCACTTCAAACACTTTTTCATTTCCCTGCTCCTTTTAAACACCAGGCCCGTTCCCGTTCGCGTCGTTTCTCAAGCCCTGCGCTCCTGACACCGTTAACGTAAACCCAGCGTGGTAGTTGATCGCATGCCTGCCACCACTGCTGGCGATTAATGAATGACACCATCGTTGAGCGGCAGATTGCCCCTGTCCCGACGTTAAACCCTATACTGACAAGCGCATCGTAAACATGCTGCGGTGGGGCGACTAACAGGCAGGCCGCAAGACGTTTCTCAACCAGAAGTACATCACTGACCAGATTGCTGGCCGCCTGATGTTCCGTAATAACGCTACCCGGTTTCACCCCCGCGGTATGACCGACGCCGTTGGTCCAGACTCCTGCACTGCACTGATATGGTGCCAGGCGACAACCTTCAAAATCAGCGATCAGTTCCAGCCCCTGCGGTGAGGTGCGGAGTAGTTTGTAATCCGGTACCAGAGCAGCCAGTGCCAGTACCACGCCGATCAGGCAACGTTTAACGATTTGCGCGCTCATAAACCTCCCTGCTGATTTTTCCGGCAGCCAACAGCTGGAAGGTTTTGCGGCGGTAGTACCAACTGACGGTAAACATGCCCGCACCCAGTGCCATACCTACCGCTGCCGCTGCGTCCTGGATGGACCAACCACCCAACCAGGCAAGAAATACCGCAATCCAGTACACAATAAATGCCGTGACTTTTTCGATGGTCATGGTCAGTCCCATAGCTGTACGGTCTGGGCGATGGCCGCCGGCACGATGTCCGGCAGAACCACCTCCATCCCGTGGGGGAGAACAGGGCCTATATCAGCCAGCCCCGGATTGGCAGCCAGTACGCGCTCAGTCATCCCCTGCGTGCGGCCATAGTGCCGCCAGCAAATGGCATCTACCGTGTCATACTGCTGCGCCCGTACTTTCATCAGATAAGCTCCACTGTCATGCGCGGTTTATCCTGTAACCGACTCAGTGACCAGTTAACATCCCGCCACAGGTCATCCAGCGTACTGACCAGCTCATCAGCTTTTTTATTGCCGCTGCCGGTGGCATCAAAATCACGGTAACGCTCAGTCAGCGTGGCCTTGGTCCAGCACCAGACAGCGCGGCGGTACAATTGCAGGCGCTGGCTTTCACCATCAATTTCATCAGCCGGAACCTCAGCCAGAGAGGAGTAACCCGCTGCCATCTGTCGCTGTCTGAAGTCATGCAGTTCGGCGTTCACTTCAGCAATGGCAGTGAGTACCGCCTGCCTCAGTCGCGCCGGAGTCACGGTGCCATCAGTGCGCATTTCTGCCCGAAACTCTGAGATATCAAGGTCTGGCCAGAATGTGGTGTTGGTGATGATGTCCTTACCGCCGTCCGGTGCCGGTTCTGGTGCAACAAACTTCATTGTCTGCATGGCATCCTCTTAATAGTCGGGCGGTGGACGGGGTTTTGATGCGGCATTTGCCTGTCGCCACCCCGTGCCGCCCCGCGCGTGGGCACGTCCTGTCAGCCATTGCTGGCGTTACGCAACCGGGTTCCCAGTCGCTCAATATCTTTTTTCACACCACAGCGGCTATCCAGCTCCAGTGCACGGTTCAGGTGATTGGCTGCCGCCGCCAGCTGATCGTTATCCCGTAGCGCGTATCCCAGAGCTTTATGCAGTCTGGCGCGAGACTGGTCCGGCATATCATGGGAATCAACCAGCTCCAGCGCCTGCGTCAGCAAGGCTGCGCTGAAAGGTTGCTTAGCCACAAAGGCACGCTGTGCGGCATCGGCAAACTCTTCAGCAATTGCTGTGGCCGTGGTGCGGTTGTACCTGGCGGGCAGTACCCATCCATGTTTCAGAGCATGGCGGCCAATCTCCAGCGCACCAGTGTAGTCACCAGCATCGATACGCCAGACCAGGATATGCATAACCACGTCATCCTGACTTGATCCGTCACCGGCCAGAATACCTGTCACCCATGGTTCGTATTTCGGCAGAATATCGCGCTTGAGTTCGGCTTTTCGTTCAGTGGACTGCACCCCTTTCAGGCGGCGCAAGTCTTCCGACAACTGCAACAGCATCTGGTTATAACCGCTGAGAGGTTGCTGATGACTGCCCTGTCGGGCAGTCAGTTCAGCTTCAACCCGCAGGCGGTGTGCGCGGGCGGGGCTGGTCATGGCGCTACGCTCCAGTCAGCTTTAACCTTGATGTTTTCCACCAAGCATGCGCCGCGATAATCTTCAATCACGTACGCTTCATTGACCGACTCAAAGTTTTCAACACGATCACGTTTCGGATTGTCGCTGACCTGACGACGGCGGGAATCCTCCTGCCAGTAAATGGACAGATTATCCGGGCGAGTGATGAGCAGTGTGCCGGTCGGGAAGAACGGTGCACGCACCACCGGCAGGCCACCCATGCGTTTCTGGCTGATAATCAAATCAGCGGCCAGCGCTTCGGTGTTTTCCTGCTGTTTATTCACGATCGGGAAGTATTTATCTGCCAGCATGTCACGGCCACAAATCACCACCAGACCGTCATCATCCTGATAAACCTCATCAATCAGGTTGTTGACCGCATCCATCACCAGCGCGTCGAGGTTCTCGTAATCACCCTTATGGCCAATATGGATTTCCTTGCGGTTAGTCCCGGCATTGGTAACGCTGTCCATCACTCGGGCAGCGGCATTAATGCGAACGTTCTCCAACCAGCCAGTGTTCACGTCCTGAAGTTTCGGGTTGGTGGTACGGTTTGAAGTGGCAGCGCGGCTGGTCCCGTTGAAACCAATCATGAGGCGGTCCAGTGCCTGGCGCTTCACGATGACGTCGCGAATACGGGTCTGGAAGTCCTGAAACTTAGCCCACATATCAATCTTGCTGTAGGTCAGTGCAGTATCAAAGTTGGTTTGAGTGCATTTATAAACCACCCCACTCAGGTCTGTTGGGTCGGTCGGTTCACGGTCTTTACTGGTAGTGTCAGTGGTGCCTGCAATCGTGGTACCCACACCCAGACCCAGTGACTGCCCGGATTGTTCAGGAACCGGCACGATGTTGACCATTGTCAGGAACGCCGCCGAATTCTGGATTAAGTCTTCGAGCGTTTGCGCCACCGACGGTGACACAGAGAATTTAGTGGCGGTGACGTCCTCTACGGAAACATCGTTAATTTTTGCCAGCTGCGTCAGGTAGGCATTAAAGGCAAAGCGCGTAGTTTTTTTCATTAGTGCAGATGCTCCATCAGCAGTTGGTCAGTTCGTTCGCGCCCTGGTTACCACCAGTTGCAAACTTACGGCGTTCAGGGCTGTTGTCCTGAATGGACAATTCCTGACGCAGGGTGGCTAATTCGTCCTGGGTGGCGGAAAGTTGCTCTTGCAGAGATGTCACCAGATCGCTGAATCCGGCTATATCCGTTGCCTGCTTGTCCACTTTCGTGGACAAGTTCTGATGCTCTTCAGCTACCAGACCCACAGCCTCATGCACGTCACTAAAACGGGCATCATCAGAGGTCTGTTTTTTGGCAAAGCGTTCTTTAAGCTGCGCGAACAAAGACGGTTTCGGGTCGGCAACGTCTTCAAACTCCAGCAGCGTTTCTTCTGCGGCAGAAAACAGGTTGCCAGGTGATAGCTTGCGGGATGCCAATGGGTTGCGACTTGCACCTGCACTGAATTGCAGAATTTCGGTACCCAGGCTTGCTGGATCGTCGGTGACAGCCAGGCCAACCAGATAGGCTTCGCCGGTGTCTGCAAACTCCGGGTTCACTTCCATGGAGGTGAACAGTTTTTGCAGTTTGGCGGTCATGGCCACCAGGTCATCGGTCGGAGTGATAGTGGCGTACAGCGCCATTTTTCCCGCCAGTGCACCTTCGGTGATTTCTTCGGCTTCCAGTTTGTCCACAGTGCCATAACGGCGGAACGGACTGTCAGGGGTGTAGCCCTTGATGTGTTCCATATTGATGGTGGCGGTGTACGTGGACGGGTCGTAATTCGCAGCCATCTGGGTTAACCAGCTGCGTTCAATCTTGCGTCCGTCAGTGGTGGCACCTTCCACCCCGACACGGAAACGCTTTGCTTTCTTTGCCATTGTTCAGGCTCCGGTTTGTCGTCAGAGCCTTTATGTTTGCGGTCAGGGCGATTTGAAACAACGCGCCGCCATTGTGTCAGTGATAGCACAACAGCGGGAAGCGGAAAGGCATCGCGGTGGGCCGTAGTCTTGCGGCATGACAACGACACCTGTAAACCCGGACCTCGACCCCCGCCGTCAGGCTATGTTCCTGTACTTTCAGGGGTTACGCATTGCCCGCATTGCTGAAATGCTGGGAGAGAAGCCTGCAACCGTACACAGCTGGAAGAAACGTGACAAGTGGAGCAGTTATGGACCACTGGATCAGATGCAACTCACTACGGCAGCACGTTACTGTCAGTTAATTATGAAACCGACCAAGGAAGGTCGGGACTTCAAAGAAATCGACCTCCTGGCTCGCCAGTCAGAACGCCATGCGCGCATCGGCAAGTTCAACAACGGTGGTAATGAATCCGATCTGAATCCAAACGTGGCCAACCGGAACAAAGGCGACCGCAAGCTACCTGAAAAGAACGTTTTCAGTGATGAACAAATCGAGAAGCTTCAGGATATTTTTCACGACTCGCTGTTTGGCTATCAGCGTACCTGGTGGGACGCCGGGAACAAGCACCGTATCCGCAACGTGCTTAAATCCCGTCAGATTGGTGCGACCTTCTACTTTGCCCGTGAGGCGCTACTGGATGCACTGACCACCGGACGCAACCAAATTTTCCTCTCAGCCAGTAAAGCCCAGGCGCACGTATTCAAACAGTACATTCTGGAGTTTGCCCGCGAGGTGGATGTGGAGCTGAAAGGCGATCCGATGACACTGAGCAACGGGGCTTGTCTGTATTTTCTCGGTACCAACGCCCGCACCGCACAGAGCTATCACGGCAATCTGTATCTGGATGAATACTTCTGGATCCCGAAATTCCAGGAGCTGCGAAAAGTCGCATCAGGGATGGCGCTGCACAAAAAGTGGCGTCAGACCTATTTCTCAACACCGTCCAGCCTGACCCACAGCGCTTACCCGTTCTGGTCAGGCGCACTGTATAACCGGGGCCGAGCCAAAACTGACCGGGTGGATATCGACCTGACCCATACGAATCTGGCTCGTGGTGTTCTTTGCCCGGATGGTCAGTATCGCCAGATTGTGACGGTGGAAGATGCCGTCAATGGTGGCTGCAATCTGTTTGACCTCGACCAGTTGCGTCTCGAATACAGCCCGGACGAATACCAAAACCTGCTGATGTGTGACTTTATCGACGACCTGGCGTCGATATTCCCGCTGGCTGATTTGCAGGCTTGCATGGTGGACAGCTGGGAAGTGTGGGACGACTTCGAGCCGCTGATGGTTCGCCCGTTTGGCTGGCGACCGGTGTGGATTGGCTACGACCCGGCAAAAGGGACACAGAACGGAGACAGCGCCGGGTGCGTGGTGATTGCCCCGCCGATTGTTCAGGGTGGTAAGTTCCGCATACTTGAGCGCCATCAGTGGCGCGGGCTAGATTTTCGTGCTCAGGCTGCAGCGATTGAAAACCTGACCAAACAGTACAACGTTACCTACATAGGCATTGACTCGACCGGTGTGGGCCATGGTGTCTACGAAAGCGTGAAAGGTTTTTTCCCTGCCGCGCGTGAGTTTGTCTATAACCCGAACGTCAAAAACGCCCTGGTGCTGAAAGCCTACGACATTATCAGCCACCGTCGTCTGGAGTTTGACGCGGGCCACACTGACATCGCTCAGAGTTTCATGGCTATTCGCCGATCCATCACGGCCAGCGGAAACCGCCCTACCTACGAAGCCAGCCGCAGCGAAGAAGCCAGCCACGCAGATTTGGCCTGGGCAACGATGCACGCACTGTTTAACGAACCGCTGCAGGGCGAAGCCGCCAATACCAGCAATATTGTGGAGATTTTCTGATGCACTCAACCCCAACTAACCTCATGACCACCGCCAGCCTGCCTGTAGATCGCCCTTTCTTTGCTTACCAGCATGAATGGAACAGCGGCACACGCAGCAGAAACCGTGTGCTTACAAAAATGCGTCAGGCGGGCGCGGATTTCTTTTTCGCCTACGAAGCCCTGAACGATGCACTGCATACCGGACGCAACCAGATTTTTCTGGGCTGCACCCCGGCATCCGCCCTGACAGTCAAAACCTATATTTCAGCCTTTATAGATCAGGCCGCAGCCTGGACACACCTTGGAAAAATAAAATCAGGCAAAGCGCATCTGGAACTACCAAACGGTGCGATCATTTATTTTATCGGGCCGGAAAGTCTCGCCGCCGCGCTCCATGGAAACGTCTACGTGTCAGAGTATGCCTGGGCGGACTCCCCGAAAAATATGATTGCGCTCGCCAAAGGCCTGTCCATGCACGCGCGCTATCACGCTACCTACTACACCACCCCAAGCCCCAGCCCGGAAGCATGGCGGGAATACAAGAAGCTGATTTCCCGCAACAGCACAACCAGCATGACCTTTACCGCTGATGACGCTGCAGCATCCGGGGCAACGCTCGCAACCGGAGCCGCGCTCTTTGATAATGAATGGCTGAATGACATGAAAAAAGAATTATCAGCAGAGGACTGGAAAATGCTGTTTATGTGCGAATGGCCCCAGGCTGACAAGGAGCAGGCGGCATGAGCAAACGTAAAAACAAGAATAACCGCGCAGCGGTAGATCACAACGCACAATCAGGCGGCGCTGCGGCGGAGGCGTTCAGCTTTGGCGACCCGATCCCCGTGTTGGACCGCCGCGAACTGATGGATTATCTGGAATGTGTGCAGATGGACCGCTGGTTTGAGCCACCGATAAGCTTTGACGGGCTGGCGCGTTCGTTCCGTTCTGCGGTTCACCACAGCTCGCCTATCTTTGTGAAACGCAACATCCTGACCAGCACGTTTATCCCGCATAAGCTGTTAAGCCAGCAGAAATTCAATCGCTTTGTGCATGATTTTCTGGTGTTTGGTAATGCTTATCTTGAGCGGCGTGTCAGCCGTCTCGGGCAAACGTTGTCACTTGAACCGACACTGGCCAAATACACACGACGCGGTATCGACTTTGATACTTACTGGTTTGTGCAATATGGTTACACCACGGAGCCATACCAGTTTGAAACAGGGAAAGTGTTTCACCTGATGGAGCCTGACCTTAATCAGGAGGTCTACGGGCTGCCGGAATATCTGAGCGCCATACCGTCCATGTTGCTGAATGAATCGGCCACGCTGTTTCGTCGCAAGTTTTATCTCAATGGCAGCCACGCGGGCTTTATCATGTACATGAGCGACCCGGCACAAAACCAGTCTGATGTGGATAATATCCGTGAAGCACTGCGCAAATCGAAAGGGCCTGGCAACTTCCGTAACCTGTTTATGTACAGCCCGAACGGGAAGAAGGATGGTATCCAGATAATCCCGCTGTCAGAAGTGGCGGCAAAGGATGAGTTTCTGAATATCAAGAATACCAGCCGTGATGACATGCTGGCCGTTCACCGGGTACCACCGCAGATGATGGGCATTATTCCGCAGAATGCTGGCGGGTTTGGTGATGTGGGCAAGGCCAGTACAGTCTTTGTGCGCAATGAACTGACCCCGTTGCAGAACCGTATGATGGAGCTGAACGACTGGCTGGGTGAAGAGGTGATCCGCTTCGCGCCATATCAACTGGATATGCCAGCGGATGAGTAGTTTTCCTGCAATCACATGACCATAACCGCCCACCCGGGCGGTTTTTTTACGCCCTAACCCAACCAGAAAGCCACAGCAGCACGCTGTGCTCACCTTGCCACACTCACACCTTTGCGCATGAGCACACGCGACGACGCGCCACCGTGCCGCTGCGGCTTCCTGCGTCGACCTTGCGAGGGCTTCAACCCACCCCAAACCCCGCCGCGCGCAATGTTAGCCCCGCCACGCCTGCCCGCTTCGTGTAATAGTTTTCATGCAGGTGCCCGATATACACAAAAGCCCACCAGAACTGGCGGGCTAAGGCTAAAACGATCCTCAAACGATCATGCGGATTCATGCAGCATAGACATGCACTACTCAGGAACCACCACCGGGCGGGGGAAGCTCGGCGCGGTTACGCGTCATTTCCAACAAATTAGCAGGTGATAAGAAATGACCATCAACGATTTCTTTGATGATTTCCAATGCCAATTCTTGTTCGAGAGGTTTGCTGTTAGTCAGCAAGGCATTCTCGGAAACATATAAAATGCGTTCCAGCTTTCGTAGCGCATAATCACCTTCAGACACATAACCCCCTTCTATGCTTTGCTATCAACATTCACATTCAACCGGCAGATGAATGACCCTATACAGAGCCAATTTACCAAATAGCTCAAAAAACCTAATAGGTTTGCCGGAAGAAAGTTAGAACTATTTTGGGTAGTTCAGAAACCTTACTTTAAAACACTGTATAAATAAACAGTAATCTTCTTTGCGTTCAAGTATGCACAAAAAATACATGCTTAAGCAAGAGCAATTATCTGACTGATTTAAATATATTTTTTCGTCACTAATGTGCAAAAAACGATCGTTATTGTTAACACGAAAAACTTGTCAAAAGTCACGAGTGTAACTATTTGATTTGGCGAATTTCACAGACGTAAAAGCGGATTTCGCAATGTTATATATCAGTATTCAATACTCTCCACGGCTGTGATGGTGGTGGGTACGTTGGAATTATGTTGATAGCCTGCGCCCACCAATTAATCACTTTCGTAGATCGATGTAGTGAAATTGATCGCTAAAATCGATCATGCGATGTTTTAAAAAAACCGGGAGATGCTTTATTGGATAAACTAACATCGTGACATGTCACAGTGATAATTTTGTTTGATGCCATCCAGACGTAACCCAGCACGCTGAATCACCCTGCATACAGCAACTATCAACTGGTAGCACATCGCCACATTTACCGCAGCGGTTCGCACCGATGGCTTTGATGTGGCCACGAACGCGCGCATCATCCTGGCGGATTAGCAGCGCGATGTACTCAGCCATTTCATACGGCGCACGACCAGGGCGCCGGGCGGCGCAGTTCTGCGCCAACATCTCCAGTTCCTGATCGTCTAGCACCAGTTCAATCTTGCGCTCGCCAGCGGCAGACTGGCGGGCTCGTTGAGCTGCTTTGCGTTCTGCTGCGGATTTAGCCATTGATATTCACCTTGATAGCGAAAACTTTCACCGGTTCGGGCCCGAAGTGAGGATGCGTGATCACCTTGATTTCATACCCGTCATACGGGACATCAATACGCTTTCTCATGTCGTCGCGCTTAGGATAGCCACGAGTGATAATCAGGCGGTCATAGTCTTTACCGTGAATGCGGCGCCCCCAGTAAGGATTCACCAGACGATACTCTTCCGTCTTCTCTCCTGACTTCATCTGGTCGAAGTATTCACCGTTTACTGCAAGCTGAAGATTCGCCATCTCACTCCCCCTTCACGCCAATTCCAGCGGCGCGGACAACAATTGGGTTAACTCCAGACTCTCTCAGTCGAGCTATTACTTCTTCTTCAATCAGCATATGAAATCCATTAACTTCAGTGCCGGTTGGAAGTTTCACCGTCCGCGCCTCCAGTTCTGCTATGCGCTTCTCTGCGGCTTCCAGCTCATCCAACAGCGCCAGCACATCAGGGTCACTTTCATCGGTGACAGTGACGCGGGATTGTTCATAATGGTCATCAGCCAGGCTGCGGCCATCGGCGTAGTGGCATCCGGTTTCATCGTAAATCGCACCTGAGCAGCCGTAAGTTACTCGGCTACCAGACATCCGCTGTATTGTCATTTGGGCGCCGCAGATATCGCATTTTGGTGTTGGTTTTGCGGAGTAGCGCTTACGCAGCGCCTGTTTGTTGAGTGCTGTCATTGGTCTATTCCTTTGTAACGATATGAAGTTCCCAGCCGCTCAAGCCAGGTATTGATGGTTGTCATATTGGATTGAGGGGGCTTACCCCGAACCCGATAAAGCGTGCCGTCACTGGTGGACTCGTATAACACGCCATCCAGTGCGATTTTTTGACCAGAGAGAAGGAAGCCGATCTCCGTTTCGCCGATATCCCAGCTGATAGACTGTGCAAAATCGCGGATTTTCTCTGCTGGCTCACCGGCAACAAAGCGGCGTTCCAGCCTAGTTGCGCTTTCGCGTCTCCGGCGTTTGGCCTCAGTCGCTTCCTGAGATAACCGGCGCGCGATCTCTTTCTTCTCTTTACGGCTCAGGGAGCTGAGATCACGGCCTTCAAGATTGTGTTCTGTCGTTTTTTCCACCGCCCGCGGCTCCCGCGTACAGTTATTGACAGAACTCCGAGGTGCGGCTGCGCCGCCTGAAAAATCAACGTCAAAACCAGAGGCGTCATCGCTCTGGCGTTTCGGGACTATTTTGTATTTCGTGGTACGGGTGTGTATCCGTGAATCAGCGCCCACAACCGGAGAGTAAAGGCCGGAGATTTTTGAAACGTCATCACCGTAAATGTTGCCGTTTTCAGTGACCTCGTAGCACAGGCGCACGCGGAGTTCATCGCGGGAAACCAGCGGACCGCCTTGGGCGTTAACGTACAGATCCCAGGCACTGCCGTCTGCCGCCTGCCGGACAGGTTCAATCTCAGGATGCAAAACTAGCTCACGCTCACCCAAGCGACGGAGTTCACGCCAAACCGTAACCGGCGCGCCGCCAATCTGCTGGAACTGACGAATAGCCCAACGTGACGACCAGGCGCTGACGCGGCGGGCAGTTTCTTTCAGTGGCTTGCCCGTGTCATCGTCCAGCTCATCATCCAGCTGATAGCCGTCAATGTTCTTTGAGATGTATTTAGCGATATAGCCAGTGGCGCTGCCTATTTCTTTGTCTATAGGCTTCATTTCGAAGCGGTTCTCTGCCGCTCCCGGCTCATGGCCATCCTCCTCCAGCGCGTAACTTCGGAAAATCTCAGTAGCCTGCTGGATGTTTTTAGGAAGCATGAACAACAGCAGATGCCAGTGTGGTGTTTCATCGTGATGAGGCTCAACTACGCGAAAGCCAAAGACGCGAATCCCTTTACGCAGCCAGGCTGCGCGTGTTCGCGCCCAGACTTTGCAAAGATATTTCTGGGTTTCGCGCGGCGAAGCTCCGTTGTACTTATCGTTGCGGCGCCCGCTAAACTGCATAGAGTGATATTTTGATGGTGCGGTCAGGGTGAAAAAGGCACCCTCCAGACCCTGCTCATCTGCGATATCTTCAAAGCCGCGCATTCTCGCCATCAGTTCTCGGCGGCGGTTCGCCGGGTTCGCTACGCTGGCTGTAACCTTATCGATCAGTGATACGCGCTCGCCGGTATCTTCATCTTCCAGCTCCATGGCCTTCAGAAACTCGCAGTTCGCTTTCTTCTGCGCAGTCCACTCTTGCAGGCATGGATCGCTACAGTACGCCGATACATTTCTATGGACGTAACCTGCTGCAATCATCAGGTGCTCACGCCAGCGTGAGTTAATACGACGCAGACGGTTTAGCCACCACTGAGGGGACTGCATGCGGGCAACGGCGCATAAAGCCTCTTCACCCTCCAGTTCTTCTTTGCAATAAGCCGTCCAGCATGGAACCGGCACATTCAAATGTGAGACGAGGAACCCCATGCGGCCATAACCAGACAGCGTGGAAAAATGGGGATCGGCGGTGCGGGCCAACTGAAACTCAAACTCGCGATTAAACTCGCTGCCCAGGATGTCAGCAAGGTTATGCGCCAGTCGTTTCATCTCTTTTTTTCCAGCCCAGATCAGGCGGTAGAAATCACTGTGCAATGGGAGCAGAGCTGCGGGCAATGTACCCTGCGGCAGATATTGTTCGTTTACTTGGTCTATACGGCTCAGAACGAAGCGTTCAAAAGTATTGAGCAGCCAGGCATCAGCTGCTTCTTTACCTTTGCGGTCTCTTTGCTCCAGCTCTTGAGAGAAAATACGGCGTACGAAGTGGGGGAGGGACGACAGGCGGCGGCGAACCGCCCGGCTACGGTCTGGTTTATCTTCTGTTTGTGCTAGTTCAGCGACAGACCGGAGCTTGCGGCTGCCATCTGGCGTGAGGTACATGATCCCGCGCGCAGTGTCGTCAGCCTGATAAGCTCCGACAGCGGCGCGGGGTGCATTCCATGCGAACATCAAATCGCTCAAACCGGCACCTCAGCAGAAAAATCGCGGTCAGACGCAAAATCAACCCCGACCCACAAAGGCTGTGGAGGAATTGAGACTGCGATAATTTCTGAGGCTGTTTTGCCTTCGCCGGCTGCAACACCAATGCTGCGTTTGGCCGTGATGGTATGAATGGTGAAACTGCGATAGAGGGAACGGGCAAGTGCTGTATCGCTATTGGATACGATGACCGAACAGCCAGAAGATGCAAGTTCCACCAGAATGCACGCCAGCTGATGCTGGTCACCCTGTGCGAAGCCAGCGGTATGGTATTTCGTAAAGGTTCCGTCATATGGTGGATCGCAGTAGACCACATCACCGGCTTTAACCATCGCCAGCGATTCTTCGTAACTGGCACAGATAAAAGTGGCGCGCTGCGCTTTGTCTGCAAATGCGCGGATCTCGCTCTCCGGGAAGTACGGCTCTTTATAGTGGCCGTATGGAACATTAAACATTCCCTGTAAGTTGTAACGGCACATGCCGCGGTATCCGAATCGGTTCAGATACAGGAAATAGATTGCCCGCCAGAGATTATTCATTTCAGCTGACGAGTTAAAATCCTGGCGGGCTATGTAGTAGGCTGTTTCATCATTTGATGAAACAAAAAACTCTCTCGCATATTTTACAAAGCTTTCGCAATTTTCTTTCACCTGGCGGTAAAGGTTAATCAGGTCTGGGTTGATATCAGCAACCAGATAAGCAGGAAAATCAGTCGCCATCATGACAGCGCAAGAACCTGCGAATGGTTCAACCAGACGCTGCCCTGAAGTAGGAAGATGAGCCATTAGCTCCGACATAATTCCTGTTTTGTTACCAGCCCATTTCAGCATGGTGCTCATACAGCACCGCCGGTGTAATGCCTTCCCTTCAACTCATCAATTTCTTTGCAAGTTACACAAAGATCACAACCTGGTACTGCTATGCGACGCGCTTCTGGGATGGCTGCTCCACAGCTTTCACAATGAAATGAAGAAACCGCAGCGTTGCGGCTGCGGGCGTTATAGATGTTGCGTTGAAGAGTTTCCTCAACGCGTTGTTGCACGAGGTCCATTGAATCGGCCATCAGTGGATCTCCTGTGCTTCGTTGGTGATGATTACAGCTTCAAGGCGAAGTAATTCGGCGGCTTCCTTTCCGTTCAGACCGCCTTTGGTGATCAGGACGGCTAGCTTTTCCAAACGAGCAGCCATGACATCAGCACGGCCGCGACGTTCCTCCAGTCGAGCATCAGTGAGCAACTGGTTAATCCCTGCATCATCAAAACCAGTTTTTGTCTTACGGACTTCAATATTACGCATAGTGCTTTCTCCTGAATTTAGGCAAAAAGATGCCCGGCGGGTTTACGCCATTTTAATTTTCTTGGTGAACCGGCCCGCGAACCGCGGGCCATGAGTATCAGGACTTCTTAAACATCGGTAATGCCACAGCGACAACACCTGCGACCAACACACCATCTGCTAGCATCGACATCATGCGCCCTGTGAAGTCAATTGCGACGACCAGGAATAGCAGGATGCCGATAATTAACCAGCGCAGCTTCTCCATTACAGATACTGATCAAGTGGCAGTTGGAGAGCTTGCGCAATTTTTTTCAGCGCGCCTGCTTCCTCTTCGCCAATGCCGTCACTGTCGGCGATGTCGATACACAGACACAGAACATCTACAGCATCATTAGTGCCAGCTACGTCTGCCAGTTCGCGGATTGCCTGAGCATTAGCACTACGCGGCGACGCTTCATAACGGGCGCGGATATTGCTACTCATTTGCGCGATTTCACCCGCGAACGGTGAAAATGCTGGTAATGCCGAAATGGTTTTTTCCAACACGGCGATCTCTTTTGCATCGCAAGAACCATCTGCATATGCGATAGAGTAAGCACCCCATACGGTGGCCTCGACAGAGTCACGGTTTTCCATCTTCTTCACTTCCTGAACAGCCTTACGTGCCTTTTTACCAAATCCTAAAAATCCCATTATCTATTCCTCATTAGTGGTCAAAGTTAACTGCCATCACAATGCCCATTGAAGAGCATTAGGCTGGCCCCGCTAACTTTTAGCGGTGGCAATTAGCTGTAACCGAAAACGCGGGGTGCTTTACTTTTAAGCTGGGAAATCATTTCGTCCTGCAGGCTCTGACGGAACTCTTTGCAGCAATCCCAGTTAGGATCAACACGGAAAATCTCACCTGCACGGGTTTTTATTTCAAAGCCATCCTCCATATTTGGAATGACGGCCCCAAGGATAATTCTCAGTTCATCACGCGACATGTTTCACTCCTTTAAAAATAAAACGAGCAATACGAATGATTAAATTAGCTGATTTACTAGCCTGTTTAGATTTCAGCCCATTTAACAATTCGGACTGATTGCGGCTCGGGTGCCAACGTTTACCGTCAGTGCAAATCCAACCGTGGCCGTAGTGCATACGCGGGCTTTCTTTAACCAGTAGAGATGCGAAAGATGGTGCGTTATCCATACTCACCTCAGATAAGACCGAATGAAGCGCCCAGACCCGTTACGGTATCAACCGTACTTGTCATGGCAGGGTGCGCCTGGAGACGTGCATGCAGTGAAATGGCAGTTAGTGCCAGCATTCGTGTTGCCGAGTTTATGCTCTCGATTGCCTGGCGCCGACCTGCTGCCGTTCCGGTTTCGCCACTGATGGCTGCACCGGCGACTTTCCCCAGATCAGCCGTCGCACTCATGACGTAGTGCGGCACTTTCTCTTTTGCCACTTCATTCAGTGGAACACACGGCAGGCAATGAAGCTGTGCCAGCAGGCCGTCAACAATGGTTGGGTCTTCGGTGATGTCAGTCAGTGAACAGATTTCTAACGCTGTCAGTTGATGTGGCTGATCCGGATTGAGCTTGTTACGCAAGGTCTGCACATTCATTCCGAGCTGGGTGGCAAGCTGCGTCATATTGTGTTTTGCTGCGAACGTGCGGCACGCTTCTTCAAAGTGCGGATGTTTGGAAACTTGATAATCAAACATTGTCTGCCCCCTGTTAACTTACATAATTAAGTTGATTAAGCAGCAATGTATTTGCAGTTGAGACCCTGCTGAAGCAGGCGGCCGCGAAAAGCAACCATGTTGATACGCGCCGCACCGCCTTGTTTTTTGCGGGGGACGAGAAGCAGATCACCGTCAGAAACCATAGCCTTAACGGTACGCAGGCTATAACCATACTGGACAGCGAACTCTTCGTAGCTCATTACATCGGGGCCTGATGGGATTGCAATTTGAGTGGTCATGTTGGATTATCTCCCGTTAACAGTTGATTTAGTGCGCTGGCGTGCATTTTCAAACAGCGATTGGATAATATGATCCATTTCATTACATGTAAACAATCGGAATGGATTATTTGAGGTTTTTATGGCGATTGAATTTGATGATGTGAAGGAAGTTCTTGAAAGGATTATCGTTTCTTACGGGGTGAAAAGTAGAACCGAGTTGGCTGACTTATTGTCTATTCCGCTTCCAACAATCAATAACTGGGTCGCTCGTGGTAGCGTACCAGGTAACTACATCATTCAGTGTTCCATTGAAACTCAAGCAAACCTTGAATGGTTGGTAACTGGTAATCTTGCAAATGCGAGCCAAAGAGATAGACCTTCATCATCTCTGTCTGGCAGGGATCTATACAAGCATATTCTTTCTTCTGGCGGAAAAGCCGTGCTTCAACGCATCATGGCTGCGTATGGGTTTTCAATGCAGAAACAACTTGGTGACCTTTTGGAACTGTCATCCGGAACTATCAGCACTTGGGTAAGAAGAGATTACTTCCCAGGCGACGTCGTTGTTGCCTGTGCGCTGGATACCAATGTTTCATTACGTTGGTTAGCTACAGGTGCTGGAAATAGATATGAAAATGATGAAACTCAACTAAATATTTTAGAGCTTAAATCAATGGTACTTACATCAGGTAATTTATTCGATGATGGCCTCTGGAGAGTTGACCCAAGTTTCATACCTGATAGTGCTAAGGATGCTTGCTATGTAAAAAGTCAATCACATGCCTGGATCGTTGATAGAGGTAACAAGACTATTGCCAATGGGAGATGGTTGTTAAGCGTCGATGGAGTTTATGACGTTTATGAAGTTACACGAATGCCTGCAAACAAAATACAAGTAAGGCTAAATCAACGAGATAATAGTTTTGTCTGTAACACATCTGATGTGGAATGCTATGGGCAGGTAGTATTTACTATTGAGAGAAATTATTAAGGATTGTTATATGTTTCGCATATTCTTGAAGATGTTTTATTTGTTTGTTTTTTCATTGTACTCAACACTTTCATTCGGAGCCAATAATGAGCAGAAATTGCTTGTTCATGGAGATGTCCCCAGTGTAATAATTGAATGGGTCAAGGGCTTTAGAGGAGAGAAAGTAACACTAGATAAACAGGTTTTAACCTTCGTATTCAAAGATGAAAAAGTTAGCGATTTGATGGCTAACACTGTTGCTTCAAGTATATGCATGTCTCGTTTCACTGGAGATCCTAAGGCGAAATGGCCCCAAAGTACTTTAAATAAAATCATTGTATTAAATAAATCGCAAACACGAGGCTTTCAGTACAATATTGATGCTAAGTCATGTGATAAATATGGAAAGATGAATGACGATGATTTTAAAAAATCCATAATAAAAACCATGAGCGAAATTTAAACTTGCTGATTGAAGGGCTGTAATAATGAAAATATATATTCCTTTTTTGATGTTAATACTAGTATCGCTTTCCTCATCTACAGTGTTTGCAAAAAATTACCCATGTTCTAAATCGAAAGGCGGAGTGTCACATTGTACCGCTGAAGGTAAATTTGTCTGCAATGATGGTAGCATTAGCCGTTCTAAAAAAAAGTGCTCTTAAAAGATGGCCATCAGAAAAACAGCTTCTAGTGAATGGCTTTGTGATTTCCGCGTTGATGGAGCTGAAAGCCGTCGTATCCGTAAGAAATTCGACACTAAGGGCGAAGCTTTAGCATATGAGCAGCATTACAGAGATGAAGCGCAGAACAAGCCATGGTTGGGTGAGAAGGAAGACCGCAGGCGTTTGAGTGAACTGATTAAGCTATGGCATGACTTGCATGGGCAGTCGCTTACGGCAAGTAAGTCTCGTTTGGCTAAATTGCATATTGTCTGTCGTGGACTTGGTGACCCTATTGCGTCTCAACTAACCGCAAAGGATTTTGCGCATTACAGGGATCGGCGGCTGAAAGGTGAAGTGGATAACGGGTATCATGCAAACCCAGAAAAATGGATCGCCAAACCGATAACGGTAAATAGAGAGCAGCAATATCTTGACGCCGTCTTCAACGAACTGAAGCGACTCGGAGAGTGGAAACTTCCTAATCCATTAGAAAGTGTTAGAGTTTTTAAAGAAGCAGAAAAAGAGATGTCCTGGCTGACTGAGCCGCAGATCCACGAACTGCTCGATGCTTGCAACTCTTACGGTAAAAATCATCTGACGCGAATCGTTAAAGTTTGCTTGGCAACCGGCGCGCGGTGGAGTGAAGCAGAACGGCTTACACGTTCACAGTTATCCCCAAACAAACTCACCTTTACTAAAACTAAAGGTAAGAAGAACCGCACGGTACCGATCCCTCAATGGTTGTACGACGAACTATCACCATTGCAAGGAAAGCTATTTCACCCCTGCTATCAAGAGTTCAAAAAAATGCTGGCCTTAACGAGCATTGAACTTGCAGAAGGACAGAAAACGCACGTCTTGAGGCATACCTTTGCCAGCCATTTTATGATGAACGGTGGAAACATCCTCGTCTTACAACGTATCCTCGGGCACGCTAACATTCGTGAAACAATGCGTTATGCGCACTTCGCGCCAGACCATCTTGAAGAAGCTGTGACTCTGAATCCGCTGGCTAACTATGTGTCCACATAATGCCCATGCAGCATGTTTATCGCAGCCCCTGATAGCACTAATGATGTGATTAACTAATTGTTTATTATAATAAATGTATGTTTATCAATACGGTTTAATAAAAGCGTCTTAACTAAGATATCGCTCAGGCGACATCCTGTCAGAAGGGGCTGGCCAATAAGGCTGGCCCCTTTTTTTATCGCCATAAAACTCACATCATTAACTATTAATTCATAAATCAT